ACTATTTTTTTCATATAAAATAAATATAAACAATAATACGATTGTTTCAAGACCTAAACAAAAAAAGGTCAGATTTCTCTGACCTTTTTCCTTATATTTTTAAGATTTTGATTATCTCAATTCTCTTAAATCAAATGTACGAACACCATCAACAGTAACACGGGCATAAAATCTATTATTGACCATCTTCTTCGCATATCTGGTCATAATACCTTTGATAGGTGTAAAGTTGAATGGGTTATACATTGTAGGTGTTAATTGAAGAGGTACATACGGTGCGTAGATGTAACCTGTGTCAAGTAAAGACGTTCCTTTGTGACCCAACAAAATTTGGTTTGGTGGGAAGTAAGGGTCTCTATACACTTGGTAACGACCAGCTAAAGTACCAACTCTTTCAATACCCATATTGTATTGGTCTTGCTCAGGAGACGCGTTAGATACGTGGAAGTATTCTAAATCATCAAAGATAGCAGAAACTTCAGAAGAAACTACAATCCAGTTAGCACCACCTCTCAAAGTTGATTTGTGAATTTGTGCAGACAACTGGTTGATTGCAGTAATCAACGTTTGATTCCAGTCTTTTTGAGTGTAAGACGTAACGATTTGAGTTCTTCTCCATCCGTTGTAATCCCAACGCAAGTTCCAAGCAGCACCTTTACGTAAATCTCTCAAGATTTCACGGTCAATTTCAGCAGCAACTTGTTCTGACAATAAAGCTGTTAATTCAGCTTCAGCATCAATGTTGTGGAATGCAGCAACGTCTTGAGCTAATTCTGGAGACCATTGTGCTCTTAGTTTTCTTTCAGTTACAGAAACTGTTACAGACTCAAGGTCAAAAGAAACCTCACCAATTTGATCTTCAAACTCAAGGTTTTTATATCTTCTCCATTGAGCAATAAATGGTGAATTTCCTTCAGTTGGTAAGTTATCACCAATTGTTACAATTGATGTACCTGTATAACCATCAAGTGATGTTGCGTCACACTCAGCACATACTGGACATTGTAAATCAACTTCTAAATAGATACATCCTGTAAAGTCACAGATGTTATCAAAAGAACCACCGTTTCCAGCAGGGTTGTTACCGCTACCAAAAGGAAATGCAGTTTGAGTTGTAGAGTAAGTTGGAGAAACAATTCCTTTACCGTATTGTTGTGTAACAACTCTAAACAATAATGGAACAGCACCACCAGTACCACCAGTAAATGGACTACAAGGTGTAGTGTCATAATCTAGATTTTGTAAATCAGCAAAGATTTTAAGGTCAGAAAGGAATGCCTCACTATCAATTTCACTTCCATCAGGTCCGATTAATTTACCAGTACCAGCTTGTGCAAAACCACAAAGTTTGATAATCATTTTTCTAACGTTTATTCCGTCATATTCTGTAGATGCAGAAACCAAAGCTCCACCACTCCATACTTGTGCAGTTGCGTAACCAGTTACAGAAGTCCAAGCTCCTTTAGAGTAGTCAAACAAACCAGCAGGATCTAAACCAGCTTCAGGACCTTCATAAAATAAATCATAAAGATTTTTTTGGTATGCGTTAGCACCAGTATATCCAGCGTTAGCATCAGCTTGATAATTTCCAGGAGAACCGATAGGTGCGTAGTGAGTGTTTGCACTAGTTACCAAGTCGTTATAACCTTGGATTTTAGGTACGAAGTAGAACAATTTACCGATAGGTAAGTTCATTGCTTGTACAGATACGATTTCGTTAGCCAACAATTTAGAGAAAACACGTCTTACGATTGGGAAAACAACAGTTTCAAAAGCTCCGTTTGAACCTTCAGAAGTTGCTTCGTTAATCAAGTGTGACGCTTGGTTTTCATACAACTGCGCTACGTTTTCTTTTAGGTGACCTTTAAGACCTTCCAAAAATCCTAATTTGTCCCATTTGTTAATTGTGTCTTCTTTAATAACTTTAAGGTGCTTAAGCCCAATGTTACCAACAAGACCTGATTCTAATAATGCTCCCATTTTAATTTTTTTTTGTTTTTTTTATTTATTTTTTAATTATGTATATTATAAATATACGGTTTTTATAAAAAGTTTATTTTTTTATAGTTTTGACATTAAATCTTTCATTCTAAGGAATTGAGGATTCTCATAAGTTTTAGACTCAATTAAGTTTACAGCAGAACCAGATGATGGAGTTTTAACCACCGATCTTTCTACAGACTCATTAAGACTATTTGCTGTTTCTTTCTCTTTTCCGTTAGATAATTCATCTTTAATAGACCGATAAAGATTTTTAGATTCTTTTAAAGTTTCAACGTTGTCAAATCTTCTAAGAATATTAATCTTTTCTTGTTTTGTTGTTGAATGCTCTGTAAACAATCTAGTTGCATATGCCAAGTTAGAGTTGAATACCGCAACCTCATTTAATTTTTCTCTGAAAACATTTAATGCTGTTCTGTATTCTTCATTCTTTTCTCTTAACATTGAAACTTCTTCATTCACACTCTTATTAATACTTGTATTAAATTTTGAATGTGCTTTTGGTTTTGGTAATCCACCTTTTCTAAATCTATCTCCGTTTCCTAATGTACGAGAAGCTTCTTTTGTCTCTACTTTTTTAACGGTAGGTCTTTTAGATGATTTCTCACCAAATCCTTTAGAGTTTACATCACTCTTGTAATCAAATTTTGCTTTGCCGGTAAATTTGGTTTTTGGACCTTCCTTCATATCTTCATCAAAACCTTTTTCCATATTAGGTTTTTTAGCATATTTGAATTTAGATGCATTACCCATACCCATGCCTTTTGCTTTGAAACCTTTTTTAGACTCCATTACTGCGTCTAGTTCAGATTCTTCATCATATAATTCATCCAAAGACGACATATTAAATTTGTCAGAACTAAAGTCTTCATCTTCTTCATCTAACTCAACTTCATAAATTGTTTCTGTTTCTTCATCTTCCAAATCAAAGTCTCCTTTTAAATCAAATCCTGGTTCAAACTCATCAAAATCAAAATCCAATTCTTTCTCCATTTTGAATTTAGGTTTTCTTGCATGTCTTCCATACATTTCTTCCATTTCATCATAAGAAAATTCATCTCTCATTCTTGAATGTCTGCGACCAGTTTCTTTCATTTCAAACTCATCTTCTTCAGATTCGCCAAGTTGAATTAAATATTCAACATCTTTTTCATCATCTTTTAGATGTATCTTATTATTTTCTTTTTTTACCACAATGCTGTCTGATGGATCTAAACTTCTAAAAACAGTTATAATTTCATCATTACTTAAATTTAATCCGTCTGGTGTTGCGTCAATTACTTCTTCTTCTTCATCTTCGCCATCACCTACAGTCAAATCAACATTTGCTACTGGTAAACTATCAGTTTCTTCTTCATCTGACTCATCATCGTATTCATCACCCATTAAATCCATTTCTGAATTATCAAAGGCATCTTCATCCGAATCATCATCTTCTGTTGAATCAACTTCTGTGTCAATCTCTTCTTCATCTTCTTCAGCTTCTTTAAGAGACTCTTTTACTAGTGAACTGATTTCTTCCTTCATTGTAGAAGCAAGTATTCCTTGTGCATTTCTATTGAGAGCTTCTTCCAAATTTCTTATTTGGAATAACGCGTCTTCAATTTCTGAATTTTTGTTTTTCATATTATTCATTCTTTTTATAACAAATAAATATATGAGATTTAGAAAAAGTTTAATTTTAGGACAAAAAAAAAGGGAATACCTTTAGATACTCCCTTTATTTTTTTAAAATAATTTATAATTTATTCAATTACCTCATCAATTTTACTTTCTGTGATTGATGTGATTCTCCAATCCATTGTGTAATTTTCATAGATTTTGGTTACTTTTGCCTCCACGTCTGTAGGACTATACGCCAAAACTAATTTTTCTTCTTTTACTTTTTTCACTCTTCCAGATTCTGAATCTAACAAATCTGATGTGATTTTTGCTACAAAATATTTTTCTCCTTGTTCCATAATTTATTAATTTGATATAATTATAGACCTTATTTTTTTATTTATCAAGAAATGCTGTTAATTTATCCATTAATTTTTTTGTCTTATCAACAGCAGTAGATTCCATACCAGTCGCCCTTTCAATATTCATTCGTTTTTCTTCTTCTAAATTTTCATCAAACTTATGTCTATCATTTTTATCTAAAAATAAATAAGCACCTGGCGTTGATGGAGAAGATACAAGGTCAAAACAGATTAATTCAAAATCATCTTGTACCTCATTTTGGTCACCAACTTTTTTTAATGAACCAACACCACGAGAAGAAATACCTAAAGTAACACCT